GGCTCTGAGGCCGACGGCGTGGTAGAAGTTCTTGATGTCCGTGGTGATGGTTCCATTCGGCGTGTGCGTGTTTCTACTGTTGGAACTGCGTACGCTCTCGGAGTAACCGCTACGGTTGGTTCTGGTGGGACTGCTGGAGCATCTGGTGCTACCTTTACTGTTGTAAGTGTTGATGGTGCAGAGACGTATGCTCAGGAAACAGTTGCTGTAACCGGTCTCGACGCGGCTCTCGCTGTCGTCGGCACCACCTACACTGTAACTGTAGACGGAGTTGAATACATCCTCAGCACTGATTTCACTCGTTCTGCCGACGACATCACCTTCACTCCCGGCACGGCTACAGCTGGTGGGTTGAAGATTCTCACAATGACGAACGACGGGGCTGGTTACGCTGAAGGAGAAACAATTGCTCTATCGCAGACTGGTGGGGCTGAGGCTGACGGTGTAGTCACTGTTGATACAGTTGACGGCACTGGGCAGATTCTGACTTACCACATCTCTGCTGCGGGGACTGCGTACCTCCCCGGCGCGCTTACCTCCGCTGCTGGATCTATCGCTGGGACTGGGGCCGTGTTCGCTGCTACCAAGGTTGGTAAGTGGCCAGCAGTTGACCAGTTAGTCAAAGTAACTATTACCTCTGGTGTAACGGTTGCTTTTCCGTGCCCCACCACTTGGACTACTCACGCCAATTCTTCCTCAACTGGAGCACTGGTCGTGTCGGCCACCACTGGGGAAGAGGAAGCATATGAAGCCCTTACAGTAAGTGACGACTATGCTCTGGCAGATCAGGTAGTCACCCTTACGGCTGCGGGATTGGCTAAACTCACTCCCGGCACTGACATGGTTAAGATCTCGCACACCTTCGTCAAATGGAATAAGATCCCTACGTCATACGTCATAGGGACTGGCGAAGTTGTTAAGGTATACCACGGTGCCGCTGCTACTCCTGCGGATGCCGACACGCTAAAAACGGTCACTACGCATTATGTAGTCACGAGTGCGGCTGTGGTAACTATCGCTGATGCCGACCTCCCGTTGGTTGATGTTGTGGTTACGGTGGTGCTTAGGTCACCGGCTCTCGTCATTGTGCAGGGTGACTTTCTTTCGTTTAACTCTATGAACGGCGGTTACCGGTACCGGCAGTTTGTGCCCACCGCGACTGTTGCTGGGGCGGTGCTGTATGGTTAATCAGCGCGAGGAGTCCCTCGCAACCCTTTTTGATAAGTCTGTAGAGGATTTAATTAAAAGAGTAGAGTCAGGTGATGCGACTGCTGGTGATTATAAAAACATCATCCAACTCTTCAAAGACAACGGCATCACGTGTGAGATCAAGAAGGGTTCGCCCTTTGCTCGTCTCGCTGAAGTTCTCCCGTTCTCAGCGGAGGGATAAATGATATCAACTATCTTATTCTCTATTCTCGCTTTTGCAGCGGGATTTTACTTCGGGTGGAAATACGGAGTAAAGGTTTAACGCAAGCAAGCAAGCAGGACGGAGCCGCAGAGGATGGGAGCGGCGGGAAGGAGGGAACCTGTTATGGAACAAGTTCTTTATCTGTTGGGTGGGCTTGTAGTTGGGTTCGTCGTCGGCGCGTTGGTGTTCAGGCATAACGCTGCAAACTTCGAGCAGTACGCGGCGAAGTTTGACGAAGAGGTCGCTCGTGTGCAAAAGCAAGCGCTGACCGCAATCGAAGACCTGAAGAAGAAAGCCGGTCAGTAAAGGAGGCCAAAGTGGGTCGGTTGCGATTAGATCTGCACACGCACCTACCGCCATCGGAAAACAACAGGTTGGAGGCTCTGGAAGCGGAGATAGACTACTTAGTCTGGCTCCAACACAAGAGCGATGAAAGGGAGGTTTTGATGGCTAATGAGATCACGTTAGTGGGTGAGAAAGTCCAAGCGGTTGCGACGGCAGTAGCAGCTATCGAAGTCAAGATTGATGAGATGGCTGCGGTTATCGCTGGAGAGGGAGCCAATGCGGTAGTACTTCAGGGGTATGCTGATTCCCTTGATGCCAGCGCCAAGAAGCTTGATGAATTGGTGCTGAAGAATACTACTGAAGTTGTTCCTCCTCCGGTGGTTGAGCCGCCCGTTCCTGCGCCACCCACGGTCAACCTCGGAGAGACCTCTAACCTGTAAGCGAGAGGGGGTGATATATTGAATGTAGATTGGATCAATGTAGCCCTTAACGTGGCTATCGTTATCATTCTTCTCTTGAGACGCCCATAAGTACCAAAAACGCTGTTAAATCAAGGGGTTAGGACACCTTCCTGAACTGGATTCAGTTCTAGGGGGTGCCCTACCCCCTTACTTTTCCATTTGAGCCCAGCAGAAGTCAAATTCAGTGGGTTCTAGGGGGTCAATTTTGCAAGATTTCACCCAAATTGAGGAATCCGTTCTGTCTGACTTCAGAAACTTCCTCTTTTTAGTCTGGAAACACCTCAAATTGCCTGATCCCACCCCACTGCAATATGAGATTGCTTTCTATTTACAGCATGGTCCTAAAAGACAGATCATTGAAGCCTACCGAGGGGTGGGGAAAAGTTGGATAACCTCAGCATACGTCCTATGGAGGTTACTCAAAGATCCCAATGAAAAATTCCTTATTGTGTCTGCTAGTAAACAGCGCTCCGATGACTTTTCAATATTCACCCAACGACTCATCACTGAAATGCCCATACTTCAGCATCTCACGCCGACCGACGATCAAAGAAGTTCCAAGATCGCATTTGACGTGGCTCCGACTCGCGCTGCTCATGCACCTTCAGTCAAATCGGTAGGTGTCTTTGGGCAGATGACAGGAAGCCGAGCTACTCACGTCATCGCAGACGATGTGGAGGTGGTGAACAACAGTGACACTGAAGATAAAAGGGACAAGTTACTCGCTACCGTCATGGAGTTCGAAGCAATTATTGTCCCAGAGGTCGGAAGGATTACGTATCTCGGTACACCGCAGACTGAGATGTCAGTCTACAACAAACTCCGAGAAAGAGGTTATGCGTGTCAGATCTGGACTTCCAGATACCCGACTCAAGCAAACCTCAGCAAGTACGAAGGGTTCCTCGCGCCATCAATCTTCGACGCAGTTACCGCTAACCCGCAACTGGCAGGGCTTCCGACTGACCCGTTGAGGTTTACTGAAATAGATCTTCTCGAGCGGGAGGCTGCGTACGGGCGTACGGGTTTCGCGCTGCAATTCATGCTGGATACTAGCCTCAGCGACATGCTCAGATTTCCTCTCAGGACAGCCGACCTGATTGCGCTTGAGTGTGCCGGTAACAAGGGACCGGTGTCTCTTGGCTGGGCTTCAGGCCTCCAGCAGCAAATACAAGAACTCGCTAACGTAGGGTTCACTGGTGATAGGCTCTATCGGCCTATGTACGTGGATGAGAAGTGGACTGACTACGAGGGCGCTGTCATGACGATTGACCCATCAGGGAGGGGTCGAGATGAGACAGGATACGCCGTCGTCAAACAACTACACGGAACCTTGTTCGTTACTGCAGCGGGTGGCTTGCAGGGCGGGTATGAAGAGCCAGTGCTGGTGCGGCTTGCAAACATTGCCAAGGAACACAATGTCAAGTACATTGTGGTCGAATCTAACTTTGGTGATGGTATGTTTAGTACTATTCTTCAGCCCGTCTTGGCAAGGATATATCCATGCACTATCGAAGAGATAAGGCATAACGTTCAGAAAGAGAAACGGATTATCGACACTCTAGAACCTGTGATCAACGGGCACCGTCTGGTGTTTGACATAAGCACACTCAAGCATGACCTTGAGTATGAAGATGTCAGATACTCATTACTTTACCAGATGACCCACATCACTCGCGACAGAGGATCGTTGAAGCACGACGATAGATTAGATGCTTTAGCGATGGCCGTCGCCTACTGGGTTGAGTCCATGGCGAGGGATGAAACCATAGCAAAGAAACAACACCAGTCCTCGTTACTCGACAAAGAACTCAGAGACTTCATGACTGGAGTATTAGGAGCCAAGCCTGATAGGGGTAAGAAGTGGGTGCAAACTACTGCTTAGTAATACACTTTAGTATTACTTTTGCATGTGTGTATGCATGGTTTCATTAACGAGTAATGTCATGCATACACACTATGTTATATCTTGTGTAACGTATTGTGTTTGCATGGTGATGCTTAGGTAATGCTTAAGTCAAGATCTTATTATAACACAAGGAGAACCTTTTGTCAAGGAAAAAGTTGACTAGCGTCAAGATTACAAAAGTGTCAGTTCCTGAGAAGGTTCTCATAGCCGGTAAGTGGTGGAAGATCCTCCCCTTCACTCC